ATAATATTAATAATGATAATGTAGATTTATATGATACAATTAATTTTAATGTACCTAAAGAATTAACTTATCATCCTAAAGAAATTTATATAAGTTATAATAATGAAAAATCAAAAACATATATTTTAAAGGAGTAAATATGAATAATGAACTAGCAAAAGACATACTACAAATGATAGAACATGCACAAAATAATGTTGATAATGGTGGCTCATTTAGTCAATATGTAAAATTGATCGAGGGTATTAAAAATTTATGCATAGCAGAAAGAATAACTAAAAAGGCAAATAAACTACAATGACTATTGCTGAAGTATCATATTTAATCGTTTTATGGTTAATTTTTATAACTTTTACATAAATGAAAATGCCACAATTAACTTGTGATTGCTGCAAAAAAAAGTTTTACCCAATAAATAGAAAAGATTTCTCTTACCATTATGACAGTAATGGTAGGGAAGTTATTGTGTGTACTCAGCGTTGCCAGATGGTCGTACTTGCAAGTATTGAATTTCAAGTATTACACCTTTTGGAATAACTTGGGATCTACCAAATAGATCATCTTCGTTTTCGTGATCTTTATCAGCAGAAATAGTGACAAATTTATCGTTTTCAGTAATTAAATAACCTAAACTGTCAATAGTACATGGTTCAGCTTCTAATAAATCTTGTTTTGATTGCCAAACTGATAAGCTGCACTCATTAGTATCAAGCCAGACTACATTTACCATTGGAAATATCATTAATGTATCGTCTCAAATGTTTCATCGTCTAAATGAAATATAGTTTTAGCATTTTTGGTAAATTCTTCATTAACTACTAGGTCAAGAAAGTTGCGAGCTATAAAATAACTAGCCATAGCACGAGCTACCTTTTTTCCTTGTTTTCCAAAGGCTTTTAATACCTCAGTTTCAAAAAAGAATTCTGTTAATTCTTCAAGGCTAACTTGGTCAAGGTATTCATCTGATTCTAAACGAGATTGACTGGCTTTTGGATTCAATTTTGCCATTATATGTAAAAATTAACCTAAAGTGTCGTTAGATGCAATACTAGTAAGCACTTTATTTTGTGTTAATGAATTTTTAAAACACTTGATATGGTAAAAACTCATAGGATAGAAGCAATCTAGTGTAAATGGTTTATGACGTAAAATAGCATTGCCACACCAATTACAGGTGATTTTTTTACTTTTCATATTGATTTTTTGTTAAATTTTAGGTAAAAAATAATAGGCTTTTGATCTCAGCCTTACGAGGGTAAGAATTATACTCGCTTACCCTTGTTAAATTTTTCGCAGTTTTTCAACGTCTTAATTTTGCCACAATTTTATTGTATAATACTTTTATAAGGGAAACCTTATGCTCTTAGACATTGTAGAAAGGAGGTGATTTTAATGAAAAAATCAATCGAAATTGGCGATACTATTTTTATAGCTTATGGCTCAATCGGATTAAGAAAAGCCGATATAATAAAAATAGTAAGACCAACCTACGAAAATTCTGATGTATATAAAACTAGACCAATTATAAGGTTTAAAATCAGATTTTCAAGTGGAAGTGAAAACGGAGTATATAGAGATGAAAGAGACATTGTCTATAACTTTGGATCAAATCCAAATGATAGTGATATTAAATACTTTAAAAAACAATATCACAAGTCTAAAAAAGAAACAAGAGATCCATATTTAGAAAAAGATATGAAGAACAAAATGAGTATCTTATCTAATATGGTTTCACAAATAAAATAACAAATTAGGGGGTGGAAACGCCCCCTTTTTTATTAAAACTATCCCACAATAAAGCTGCATATATCGTTGGTTCGAGCTTTATTTCGTTCCAATAGTATCTTTCACCGACTAAATGAAGATAGTTGTGACAAAGCGGACACAAGGGTAAAACATAATTATCGTCTGTTTTCCTAGCCATGCCACCATTACCTTTAATTATGGTCAAATGTTGAGCTTGTATATTTTCGGTTTCACGACAAGCACAGCAAGGGAAAGTCCTGACATAGGCTAAATGTTTTGGTGATCTAATTGGTACAGTCTTAGCTAGGGCAAACTTGCTATAATCTATGCGTTTACGTTTTGCCATTTCGCCTGATAGTACTTGGGTCATCTTTTAGACCCATAGGGTAAAATGCTTCATTTAAGGCTGTTTTAAGCCTACTTGATGCTTTCCTTGAAGATACCCCTATTTTTCTAGAATATTGCTTAATCGTGTACCCCATGCCACAAATATGCTGTAAAGCATCGGCATTATTCTCCCCAATGACTGAATTTATGTAATTCATCTTATCCAAAGCAACTAAACGGATGTCTCCGCTATCTTTGCCCTTGCTTTGTTGTATTCGACACCCATATGCTTCTAATGCAGTGTTGTCTCCCCTAGATTTAAGCTCTATGGTTTCCCATATTTTTCTATAAATATCGGCTGCTTGGACTTCCAGGTAGGTTAAAATGCGTTTACTCGATAAATAAGCTATTTCGCTTTCTCTATCGTTGTAAATGATAACCCTATCTGTTTTTGGGTTATGCAGTCGTGGCTCGTATACTCTACGATCTTCCTTTTCCAAGTTGCTCATTGAATTTTTTTAACCATATTAAATATTGATCTTCTGGAAGCCTAGTTTTCATGTCGGCTATAATTTTTTGAGTCCAGTGTTGGGTTGTAGACTTTTTGCGATAGGTGTTATACACCAATGATTTCTTTTTAGTGATCTCTTGCAAAAGTGACTGTAATTTTTTACTTGACATAATTTTTTAAATCAACGAGATTATATTATATTATATAATCTTATTCAATATATGTTTAATGTTTAATATTATATAACATTATATAATATAATAGAGTATATGGAAGATCAAAAAGTTCAACTATCAGAGTCAGGTCATTGGTACGATTACGAGGGTAACGCACAGTATACTATCGTTGGTAAAAACGGTAAAGAAAGACCTACCACATTACGAGACGCAAGAAAATTATTTTATGTTCCGTCAGTTACAGGTATCATAGGTGTTGCAGCTAAACCTGGACTTGAGAACTGGAAGATAGATCAAGGTATCAGTGCAGCTTTAACATTAGAACGATTAGAGAATGAAAACGATTACCAATTCTTATCAAGAGTAAAAGCTGATAGTAAAGAGCAAGGTATGAAAGCTGCCGAGATTGGTACAATTATACATGCACAAATAGAACAAGGCTTTCAAGGTAAACGAGAAACCAAACCATATCTAGCGGTTAAGAAATTGCTTGATAAATTATATCCTAATGAAACTTGGGTAGCAGAAGGATCATTTTGTCATTCACTAGGTTATGGTGGTAAAATAGATTTATATTCTGAGTCTGGTATCTTTATAGATTTTAAAACTAAAGATAATCTTGAGGGTAAGAAAGCTAGTAGTTTAGTTTATGACGAACATGGTATGCAATTAAGCAGTTATGCACTAGGCATAGGTGTCGTTAAACCAGAACGAATGAGTATTTTTATAGATAGAAGTAATACGGAATTGATTGTCAGTCATCGTTGGGATCCTGACACTCATGCAAGACATCTTGCTATGTTTAATAGTCTACTGACTTATTGGAAGCTATTAAAAAATTATGATCCTAGCGAACAACTAATAAAACTCAAGGAGAGTATATGACAACAGTAACAGGTGAAATAAAAGTAATAAAAGATTACGGAGTTGATGGTAAACACAATTGGTTTACCGTTATCAATGATGCAGAGGGCCAGGAACATAAAGCCTATTCCAATGCTAATCTTTCTGAATTTGCAAAAGATGATATCGTGCAAGTTGAAGGTATGACTAAAAGTGGTAAGGCAGGAGCCTATATTGCAGCTACTAAGTTTATGCGTATCGGTGACGCTATGAACCAAGATCCAGAACCAGCCGTACCACCACCGACAGTAAGTACGCCAACATATACACCAAAGGCTAAACCTACCGAAAGCACTAGTGGTTATACTAGAGAAGAAGGTATGTTAGTTATAGGTATATGGACTAGAGGTGTAACATCTGGTCGAAGTAGTGAACAAATAAGTTCATATTGTGATGAAGCTCTAAACTACTACAGAAAGGATGAAAACGATGACACCCCATTCTAATATAAATAGTGAGATCCAGTCTTTGATTGAGTCAATTAAAGATATGAAAGAAAACCTAGCGTCAATAGGTAAACGATTTGATGACGCAGTTAAGAATGATTCTAAACTGAAAGAGTATACAGATGGCAAGGGACTTCCATCTTAAGTTTCCCCAATGGTCAGGCGGTGATTGGGTTGTCGGATTAGGCTCCTATCTATTTCGGCAATCCAATGTTCTCCATGTGTACTGTGACTACCGCAGAAAGAGTGGCAGCAAGTTATGGGATGGGTACAAGGTACGTACCAAAGCCTTTGCGGAAAAATATCCCCTTACTCCGTTAAAATCAAATCCTAGTGTCAAGCTCTATCGTATTCCTTTTGGTGAATTAGAAACTCACCATGAGGAATATATGGATAAAGAACATTTAGCGAAACAACAGGCAACAAAGCCAGAACAAAAAGTGAACAAAAGACTTCTCAATAAAAGAGAATTAGAGTATCGTATTTTACAACAGAAACATCAGAGTGAAAAAAATCAGTCTGCATTAGAAGTTGTCATTAATATTTTTTGCGAGGGTAAGAAAGTTAATGTCTACGAGATAAACAAAAACGATTACGAATTGGAGTATTAATGATTGAAGATATTAATGTAAACAAAATTAAAAAATACGCACCAAACGATCCTAATAAAATAGTTGTATGGCAAATTGATAGAAAAAATGATAAATGCCCATCTTTTTCTGGATATTTAACAAACTCTAATAAAGAAGTTTATGAAGTAGCTCTTTGGATAAATGTAACAAGTAAAGATAAGACGTATTTATCTGGTGAGATAAAGGAAACAAATCTTAAATTTGTAAAAGAGGAACAAATATGATTACAGAACAACAGGTACAATCTGCTCTTGATTGGATGATTACCAATGAAGATGATATGGCGAAAGCCAAAGCTGACTATCACGATTTAGATCGTTTTAGTAAAACTATAAAAGCTGAGTTGATGTCACAAGTCAGTTCTAATATGAGTGTGTCGGCCAGAGAGATAGAAGCTCTAGCTCATCAAAAGTACATAACGCATCTATCGGCATTACGAGCAGCCGAACAACGGTATCTACAATTAGAATATAAGATGGATCACAACAAATTGATCTGTCAGTTATGGCAAACTATAAGTGCCAACAAAAGACAATCAGTCTGATTTGTGGAGAATATTGAACAGTCATTCAATCTTACAGGTGATATTTTATTGTGGGTTAGCGTTATTATGCAGTGCGTACATGATGCTAAGTTAGACTTTAACGATACCCAAATACATTACTCACCTAAAAAGTCTGGAGCAAACAAATACGACATCACCGATAGTAACGGCTATAAGCTATCACAATCACGATTACTGTCTTATCATAACTGTTTAGAAGCTCGTATGTGGTTTGAGAAACAAGATGAAGATTTTCAAGTAGTATGCTCATTGGCTAACTTACATGGTGACTTTGTTTATAAACTCTACCAAGAGGTCCTAGCAAACGATGGCATAGATCCTACCGAAATGCTGAAACGATTTATGAGATAACAATTTATTTGTTAGCTTTTTTCTTTAATCTTTTAAAGATTTTTGTAATTTGTTTATCAAGTTTTTCATGCATGTGTTGTTGCTCATGTTGCATTTTTAAAATTTCTTGTTGTAAATTAATTGTAGACATTAAATTCCAACTAATTAAAGCCATCAATCCTAAAAGAGCTATACCTATAACTTTTTCTGCTAAATTCATTTAATAATTCTTTCACAATGTTTGACACCAGTTTGGTCTATTGAAAATTCACATTGCTCTAAGGTGCAAGTATATTGAACTTGATTGCCTGAATTTCTTTCTGCTAAACGCTTGGCAGCAAGGCATGTACTTAAGTTGTCCTGATGATACCACCCTTCTATGTTTTTGTTACCACCATCATATATATATAGACTCAAAATAATAACTGTTTCAATGATTCCCATTTTGTTTTTCTTCTAAGCTTATAAGTCGTTCTTCGTGAAATTGAATAGTCATATCGTTTTTTTGTATAGAAGGTATTTCTTCTTCCATTTGTTGTTTTAGTTTGTCTTGATTTTTAGATATAAACTCAACAAGCATAAACAATTCTTGGATCTGTGGACTGACCATATCGCCTTTTGGCACACCTTCTATAAATTCATTAGCAGCTTCTATATCTTTGCTAATCAGTTGTAGTTCTGTTTCAATTGAGTTAAGTCTTTCAATGACGCCAAAGGCAAACCAAGCACCTACTGCTACTGCACCAATAATTGTAATAAGATTACGCATGGGCATACTGATTGCAGTATTGTCAGATATTTTCATACTACTTCACCATACCTTGACTCACAGTAAAATTCAAAACTTGTCATGTTATCGCCATACTCGATAAGGTGTGGAGCTAGCAACTCAACCTTATTATCAGTGATAAATTCCCAACACGACCAAGTATCGTTAAATGTTTTAAGTTTAAATTCTCTAGTAAATTGTTCACCACCAGTAAATGTTAGCATGATGGTTATAACAAAGTATATCATTTTTTGACTAATGATCCGCCAAAGTATAAGCCAATAATAGCTGATACCAGATTAGTATCTAATGGGGTTATAACGATACCTTTATGTGCCATTGGTACCCATTTCATTATTTCTTTACCTTCTAAGAATAAAAAACCTGGTTTAAACTCTGTATAGCCTACGATAACGTGTGCATCGGGTGTAACTAATGGTAAGATCTTTGGCAAGACCACAATAGCGAATACAGCCGTTAAAGCGATAATACGTCTAGTCCATTGAAAGCCAGGGTTCTCATACTCCCTAGCTTCTTTAAATATTTCTGCTTGTTTATCAGCTCTTGCTAATAACATCTTTTGCTCTGCTTGTTTAGCTTTGATAGATTGTGACCATATAGTCATAACTCCACCAAGCACAGTACTACCGAGCATGGTAATCATTTCAAATGGCATTAGTGCCTCCTATTTAATTGTATATCCTGTCGGCTGGGTCGATAAGTTGGGAGTCTTGTCAGGTTGATTACCTGCAAGTATATCTTCTAAGTTTTTATTTATATACCAAATTACTGAACCAATAATACTATCTCTAGTAAATGTGTCCGAAATATCTTTGAGTGAGCATCCGTATTGTAATAACAATGATACTGCTTTGCTAGAACTACGCAACTCTCTGTCTAAAGTAGATTCTGACTTCTTAGTCTTAATCCACACTGCAACAGGTAAGACGCCATTATCATCAAACACATAATCAAGTATGGCATTGAGAGGATTCTCGTCTACTATTATTCTCACATTGTGTGAGTACATTCGATTAGGTATTTGTAGTCTAGTCACATTAGTCATTTTCTATTTCTTTTAACATTTGCAATACGTGTATTGCTTTGTCAAGGTTTTCAATACGTGAGCCTTTTTGTCTTAAAATATACTGTATAGCATCGCCTTCAGCTTTGCCTACTTTGTTTTTTATAAAAAATTCCATTAACTGTATTGGCCATGCTAAATAATGTTCACCACCAACTTGTTCATCAAAAGCACTCATGGACAAACTTTATTCCATTTGCCACCCTTTGACAAGACCATAGGTAACAATTTTGGTAAACCATCGATGATGATACCACAACCAATAATTGGTCTGGATTTTTGTGTTTTGCAATATTCGAAAGCCAGTGACTTAGCATCTATGAGACAGCCTACTTGCATACCCCAATTCAAGTTGTTGGGATTTCCCCAATATTGTATGGAACAAGACGAATGATAATGCCCTTGTACGGTT